GACTAGCAGGTGGGATGGCATCGGGGTACAAGATGTAGCTGTACTAACATAATTCCCTGCAGGGAAAGTCTACACACTCAAGGTGTACCACTGGTTCAATCGGGTCTAAGGTATGTCATGGTGAATTAACATCGGAAAGATCAACGGGCGTTGCTTCCTGTCAGCAAGAAGCTTGATGTGTAGACACTTAATCACAACAACAAAGGAGAACACAATGGTAGATTCATACCAACAATATCTATGCTCACTCATTGGCATGTCATGTGACAAAGAGTGTGATGCAGTCAACATAGCAAACGCAGTGTGTGAAATTGCAACGTCATTACACAAGCCAAGCTTTGTAGAACAAACGAAAAAGGAATGGCATACGTGGCAAGAGCAACCTATGCTAGAACATTATGGTGTAACAGATAAGATAAAGGAGTGTAGCTATGAGTAGATACAAAGATCAATGCATCGAAGTCGAAGAGAAGTTTGGTGCATACCTAACCAACGACGGCATGACAAATCAACAAGCACTCAATGCTATCAGCAAAGAGTACGGCACATCACATGCGTTTGCATGTGCCACATTATTAAAAGAATGGAATGCCGACGATAAATAATACTTGATCATGTAGCATATATGCAGTACTAATTTTATATGGTGTTGTGCAAGTATATAAATCAGCTACAAGATATAGCTTCTGAGAATGATGTACGTCTTAAAGATATGTTCATTGTTGCAGGTGTACCTACTAGTACATACTATCGTGCAATAAATGGGATGGACTTAAGATTTGATACAGCAGAAAGAATACTCAAAGCGTTCAGACATGTTCAACTACAGAGCGACTCCAGTTCCAATCAATCCTAACTGGAAAGAATTGGTGTCGTCTTTAGTAAGTAAGCGTAACCAAATGCAACTGTCGCAAGAAGCATTAGCTTATAAGATAGGATGTGCTGATAGCCTGATAGGAAAGTGGGAAAGATATGAACGCTTGCCATCAGGCTTTATGCTTTTAGATTGGATCGAAGCACTTGATTGTAAGCTAAAAGTTCAATGATCAAATGCGATGTGTGTAGTACACACACAAAATACTTTACGAAAGTAAAGGGCAGTCGAACTTTCTTTGTCTGCTTTAGTTGTAAGGAGAAATCAAATTGGCAAGCACGTCTAGCAGAAAAGGAACATACCACGAGAACTTCTTTGTCAAGCTCTTCAAAGACTGGAAGATCAAAGCAAAGCGTCAGCCTCTTAGTGGAGCGTTGGGAGGCGAATATAAAGGCGACCTCGTCGTCGAACTCAACGGACAAGAAGTAATAGTCGAAGTAAAGTATCGTAAGAATAGCAGCTTCCCATCCCCATTCACAACAATGATCAACCGGGATGCTGTTATATATAAGAGAGGTGGTAATACAGAACCAAGATGGGTAATGTTTTTATCAGAAGAAACAGTCAAGAAACTATGGAGAAAGAAATGACTTTACAAAAATCAGTGCTACAAGAATACGATAGAGAACTAGAACTAGTACAAAAACATGTGCTTGATTTATTTTGGGAGTATGATCGTATGTCATCAGCAGGACAAAGTTCACTTAATAAACTAGCCAAGTTAGTAGAAGTACCTACTGAGATGGAGATACAAAAAGATTGGAAACAATACATGGCAGACACGGCATAGGTATGTCGTTCCGTAATATCCAAGGTATCTTGGATGCTGATGTTGGTGATCCAGTAGCCAAGCTTGTGTTACTGGTAATCAATCATCATGCCAATCAGGAAACCATGATTGCTTTCCCTTCAATCAAAACGATTGCTATTAAATGTAACCTCAGTGAGCGTACTGTTATACGTAAGCTTGAGTACCTAGTAGATAAAAAATATTTAATACGCAAACGTCAGGGTAAGAATCAAGTCAACATATATAGAGTACGGAAGTGTCAGCCTGTCACTATGGAAGTGACAGAGTGTCACGTGGAGGGTGTCAGTATGTCACACGAACCTATAACTAACAAACCATCTAACAAAGTAGGCAAGACAAATGCAGTTACAGTTAAGCAAGAACAAAAAAGCACAGGCTTTACAAAGTCTAACAACAACCAGTCCAAGGGAAGTAGAGGCAAGAGTTCTTTCTTCTTTGGAATCAATTCTAAATTACAAGGAAGAACTTAATCCAGACTTCAGTGTGCGTGGATACAAGCTTGTTAGCAAACCAAAGGCTGATGAACTAGAGAAAGCTTTAAATGTTATGGCCTTTGCCATGACACCCATGCCACAAGAACATATGGAGCAGGAGTTACTCAAGTGTATGATGGTCATGGTCAAGCCGTCGCAAGAAACCAAAGAAGATATTGCTATGCGTATACGTCTGATTGCACGTGGCTTGTCTGATTATCCTGCTGATATATTTTTGTATGCAGTCAAAAGCGTTTCGCATACAAAAACATTCTTCCCTAGTCTTTCTGAGTTCAGAGACGCAGGAGAATGGAGGTATCAAAAGCGAGTAAAGCTACTCGATATGATACAAAACGCAACAAAACGATAAGAAACTACTAGTATTTACTGCAATTATGCAGTACAATATATTCAAAAAGGAGAACACAATGAATGTAGTAAACTTAAAACCACCTGTCCGTGATCCAAAATGGAGAATGGGATTCATTGGTGGGTCAGATGCAGTCAAGATTATGAGTGGTGACTGGCATCCACTATGGCTAGAGAAGACAGGTCAAAGTCAACCTGCTGATCTATCACATCTATTCAACGTACAACTTGGTACATTCACAGAAGACTTCAACCTTGCATGGTTTGAACAAGAGTACAATGTCCATGTTCTTGGCTATCAACACGAGGCTAAGAAAACTATCGATGGTATTCCATTCAAAGCTACGCTTGATGGCATCATGATAGACCCGGAAAACAAAGGAGAGCACATTGGTATCGAGTGTAAGCACACAAGTTCATTCAAAAAGTTTGATGATATACTTGCGTACTACTCACCACAGATACAGTTGTATATGAAAGTCGCAGACCTCAAGCATATGTATCTGTCTGTAATCTTTGGTAACCAATGGGAGTGCAAGCTAGTCAGTCAAGACGAAGCTGAGTGGTTGCGTATGCTACCAATACTACGTGACTTCTGGTCACATGTTATCAACAAGCAAGCACCTACTGCTGATATGCCTAACGAATTACCAACAGGTGTTCAGCACATGACATTGGATAACATGGTTACTCGTGATGCTAGTAAAGATAACTTCTTCATAGAGTTGCAGCACTATTACATCACAAACTTTGATACTTCAAAAGGATTTGAGCATGCCAAGAAAGAACTCAAGTCTATTGTAGCACCCAATGAACGTGAGGTTTACACCGACAAGCTATCAATCAAACGCAACAAACGTGGTGCGTTAACCATACATATCAAGGAGATAAATGATGAGTAAATATAAAAGCGATGACTTAGATGAAGCGTGTATGAATATGCTCGGTCATACTAATTGGAAATACAGAGACACAATAAAAGTAAAAGAGATGGTTGAGTACAAAAGAGATGATGCAATCTATTGCAGTGTACTATTCTTCAAAGAGCCATTAAAGGAGGAAGACGAATGACATTCCTAGAAAAGAAAAAGAAATGGTGGGAGTATCACAAAGATAACCCACATGTATACAACTACTTTACTAAGTATACATTACAAGCAATTAGCAGTGGTGCAAAGAAATGTTCACCATGGTTAATCATAGGTCGTATCAGATGGGAGACAGCCATCACTACTACAGATGCAGACTTTAAGATAAGCAACGATTACATAGCCTTTTACTCTAGGCTATTTATGCACGACAATCCTGCTCATAAAGGATTCTTTAAAACTAAACCAATGAAAGGAGAGACACTTGTCTAATCAAAATAAAAATGGGGTCAACCCCACAACAAAGTCAACCCCTGATGTCAAGCATGGAGAACACATGACAACTCAACCTAACAAAAAAGTTGGTACTTGTAAAACACTTAACGAAGCTATGACAAAGTTCCAACAACTTGCAGTCAAAGCTACTAAAGATAGTAGCAATCCATTCTTCAAGAGTACCTACGCTGATCTCAGTGCAGTCATTGGTGCAGTTGGAGAAGCAACACAGTTTGGCTTGTCGTTTACACAGATAGTAAACTACGACAACACCATACTAACTGATGGTGAGCACTCACAGTTTATGCATAGAGATTTCTATGTCGAGACAGTGGTGACACACGACGTAGATACAAAGACTCTTACTAGTCGCATACCTATTATCATTCCTGATAATAAAAAAGCAGACCCACAAGCAATGGGCAGTGCCATCACATACGTTAAGAGATACGCACTGCAGGCAGTGTACGGGTTGGCAACAGAAGATGACGATGGCAATAGAGCTGCAGGTAATACCGGACCTAAGTTGCCACCGATCAGTACCAAAACATCAGACGCTAAATCAAGTAGAGGAGGATTCTAAATGGATCAACAGTACGACGACACAGATAGAGGTGCAATGTTTGCACCTCGTGAAAACAATGTCTTAGTAGGACAAGGTAAACTAAACAACAATGGTGCAGAAGAGTATCATGTTATTGTCAAGGCTACACTACCATCAGGTAAAGTTATACGTGAAGTATACAAAAAAGTTGGTGTGTTGTTTGAGAACGACAGTCAGAATCCTAAAGCACCACACCTATCAGGTGACTATGAAGACAGACGATTAGCCATATGGTTTGCTACATCACAAGGTGGTAAGGATTACATGGATGCTAAGATCAGCGACAAGACATCCATGCAAGGCTCTCAGCCTGTTACTGATGGGCCTAACGAGTATCAGCAGGTGACAAGTGGTGCTAAGACATTAGACCAAGTCAGCAACGTAGGATTGGAGGCATTCGGTGACGAAGTCCCTTTTTAATCTACACAATACTGAGTCGATTGATGTTGTTGCAGGTTCACTGCAGACATCAGTCGGTAAAGTTAAGAAGCT